CCCTCAGTTATACAATTACTAAAGTGCAAAAAAAGAACATAAAGGAATGGCTATTCTCTTAGAAGACGTTATCCGGCAGTATTCTGCTAGGATTAGAAATTGCAACAATCCAGAGATCGGAAGAGATATCCTAGCAGAAATAACTATGACAAGACATAATTATTTTGCTCAAAAGTTTTGTGAAGCTATAGGGATTGAGTACAGGAATGATGTCCCAGCTGCAGATATTGTTCTGGAAATGATGCCAGGATTAGACTTGACACGAATTAGGATTCCTAATATCACGCCAGATAACTATTATCGCGATGGGACAAAGATCTATATTATAGATTTCAAGGTATCAGTTAGTGATGAATCAGCCCAACATACTTACAAAAAGTATGATACTTTGTTTGGAGATGTTTTCAATCAATTAAACATTGAATATGAAGTAGTTATAATACGGATGAACCCAAGCGATATGCACCTACATATTTCTAGTGACAATTTTGCAGCATTGTTTCCCAACATTACTCTCAATGTAACATTTGATTGGTACTTCAGATTACGAGATGACCTGTTCCATCAGTTTAGGGACAATGAGGAATTCATGGAATTAATTGCTCATGGAGAATTTACTCCAACTATACCTTGGGTAAATGAAAATACTCCTGAATTGTTTGACCATGAAGTTTTTCAAGACTTTATTGCATCAATGCCGTTAGAAAATAGAGAAGATTTTTACTATGCTTTGAATCACAATGCGTTTCAATCAGACAAATGGAATGACTTATTACATGTGATTATGAGGAAATATGGTGATAGATATCATGATTTTGTCAAAGCCAATGCAAGGAGGATATTTTTAACTGATGATAAATACAATCGGCCCACAAAAGAAGCCATATTGCAGGGTTGGAAAGAGATGATTGAAAGAGTTCAAGAGCAACGTGAGATCATAGATGATTTGTCCAAACAGAAGCCCAGTATCCATTTTATCTGGGGACCTAATTCAAAGAATGAATCAAATGAAAACAATACCAAAATAATCCGCTTGTCAAAAAATCTACAATCTATAAAAGAAAAGGATTCTTTCAGTGTTGCTTTCAAGAATATAGGATTATTAATGGACTTTAGTGAAGATATTGATAAATATGAAGCATTTTGTGCAAAATTAAAAGCAGATGCTAGGTCTAGTTTGAAACCGAAAAGCAAAAAAATAGATCCAATTAAAATAGGACCATCGACTATATTGTGGGAACAGCAGTTTAAAATGGATACAGATATAATACCAAAAGAAATTAGGCTAAAATTTCTCAAAGAATTCTGCGGAATTGGTAATCATAAGCAGTTCAAAGACCGAATGATGGAAGATCTTGACCTTGATAAACCTAAGATTCTAAATTTTGAAAATCAAGACATAAAGAATCAAGCATATGCAATGATGCAAAACACATCTTACTTCATGTCTAAACCTAGCAATTTGGTTAAAGTGGGGAATGTGTTAGAAGAATTTAAAGACAAAATTGTTAATGCTAATGAAGAAACATGGGCAACAATAGAAGAGATTGCTAAAACCAGGTACTGGCAGAGTATAAATGACTTTTCTGTTTTAATTAAAAACATACTGGCTGTATCTCAATACAACAAGCATAATACATTCAGAATAGTATGCACTGCAAACAATAATTTCTTCGGCTTAGTATATCCTTCAACAAGTATACAATCGAAAAGATCAACTATAGTCTTCTCAACCATTGTACTGCACGACAATGAGTCAGATGTTTTAAAATGTGGGGCTTTATACAAAACATATAGAATAAAGAATGGCTACTTATCAATATCTAAAGCAATTAGGCTGGACAAAGAACGCTGCCAAAGGCTAGTGATATCCCCTGGGTTATTTATGTTAACCTCATTACTTTTTAAAGGAGATTGCGATGTGAGTTTAAATGATGTCATGAATTTTGCATTTTTCACCTCTCTGTCAATAACAAAAAGTATGTTATCGCTGACAGAACCATCTAGATATATGATTATGAATTCGCTAGCACTATCTAGCCATGTAAGAGAATATATAGCTGAAAAATTTTCACCATACACAAAGACACTTTTTGCTGTGTATATGACAGACCTAATCAAACGAGGGTGTATGGCTGCTAACGATCAGAGACAACAGATATCAATAAAAGATGTTTTTTTGAATGAGTTCGAAATCACTCAAAAAGGAGTGACAAATGACAGAAACTTACAATCAATATGGTTTCCAGGAAAAGTTAATCTGAAGGAATACATAAACCAGATCTATATGCCATTCTATTTCAATGCTAAAGGATTACATAATAAACATCATGTGATGATTGATCTTGCTAAAACAGTACTAGAAATAGAATTGGATCAAAGAGTAAACCTACCGACACCTTGGGGCGTTGATCTAAAAAAGCAGTCAGTCAACTTAGATGTCTTAATATTCTCTATAGCCAAAATGTTAAATTTAGACACGTCTAGGCATAACCATTTAAGAAGCAGAGTTGAAAATAGGAATAATTTTAAAAGGTCGTTAGCAAGCATCTCCACTTTTACTAGTTCAAAGTCATGTATAAAAGTAGGAGATTTCAAGGAATTCAAAGAGAGAAATGCCTTACATATGAAAAAATTACAAGGGAAAGAGGCAAAAAAAACCAGAATAGCAAATACAGAATTTGTCTCAGACAATGACAGAGATTTGGAAATTGTCCACAGCACTTACTTAGACCTACGGAAATCTGTACCAAATTATACAGATTATATGTCAACAAAAGTATTTGATAGGTTGTATGAAAGATTCAAGAATCATGATTTTGAAGATAAACCTGCAATAGAAATAATAATGGACGTAATGAGATGCCATACTGATTTCAAATTTTGCTTCTTTAACAAAGGGCAGAAAACTGCTAAAGACCGAGAGATATTTGTTGGAGAACTAGAGGCAAAGCTGTGCCTATATGGTGTTGAGAGAATAGCTAAGGAAAGATGTAAGTTAAATCCAGATGAAATGATTTCTGAACCTGGCGACGGTAAACTAAAAAAGCTGGAGATAAACGGAGAATCGGAAATTAGATATTTAATTGATGCTACTAGGAATCAAACTAGAGAACAATCGAAAGTAGATGATCTCTTGGACACACCAAAGGGAATCAAATTAGAAATAAATGCAGATATGTCGAAATGGAGTGCTCAAGATGTTTTCTACAAATATTTTTGGCTTATAGCATTGGACCCTATACTGTATCCGTTTGAAAAACAGAGGATCATATTTTTCTTTTGCAATTACATGAATAAAGAACTGATCCTACCGGATGAGATGATGTGCTCATTATTAGATCAGAAAGCTCAGCGCGAAAATGACCTGATTAGGCAAATGACAAATGGATTCACTACAAACACTGTCAATATAAGAAGAAATTGGCTCCAAGGTAACCTGAACTACACTTCTAGTTATATACATAGTTGTTCTATGATGGTCTTCAAGGATATCTTGAAAGAAGTGTCTGCCTTACTAGAAGGAAGATGTAATGTAAATAGTATGGTTCATTCTGATGACAACCAAACCTCTGTTATAATGGTCCAGGATAAGTTGCACAATGATATAATTACAAATTTTGTATGCAATACATTTGAAAGATGTTGCTTAACTTTTGGCAACCAGGCCAATATGAAGAAAACATATATTACAAACCACATAAAAGAATTTGTGAGTCTTTTCAATATTTATGGCGAACCTTACTCTGTGTATGGCCGTTTCTTACTTCCGGCAGTTGGGGATTGCGCATATATTGGACCTTATGAAGATATGGCAAGCAGGTTATCAGCAACTCAGACAGCAATCAAGCATGGGTGCCCTCCAAGCTTAGCATGGGTAAGCATTGCACTGAATCACTGGATTACATTCAACACATATAATATGTTACCAGGGCAAATCAATGATCCTACTAAAGTATTCCATTTCGAAAGAAGAGAACTTCCTATCGAATTATGTGGTTTATTGCAGGCAGATCTATCAACTATTGCTTTAGTCGGTTTGGAGTCAGGGAATATCTCATTTCTGACATCGCTATTAAAAAGGATGTCTCCGCCTCAATTGGTGAAAGAATCAGTTCAGGCGCAATGTCAAAATATTGAATCATGGGATTTAAACTCGTTATCTGAAAGTGAGATAATGAAGTTAAAGATTTTAAGGTATGTAGTTCTTGACTCGGAGGTGAGGGAAGACAGTACTATGGGGGAGACTAGTGATATGCGTAGTAGATCTCTAATTACACCGCGGAAATTTACAACCCCAGCATCTTTAGAACGACTTGTTTCTTACAAAGATTTCCAAGAGATATTGGCTGACCCAACTAGAACAGAAGATCTACTGGAAACTATGATAAATAACCCTGAATTATTAGTCACAAAAGGAGAGAACTCTGAGGAATTTATGACGACTATATTATATAGATATAATTCAAAGAAGTTTAAAGAATCTTTGTCCATACAGAGTCCTACCCAGTTATTTATAGAACAGATACTGTTTGCAAACAAGCCTGTTATAGATTATACAGGTATTCAAGACAGATACTTAAGTATTCTCGATGTTCCAAGAGTTCAGGAAAATGAGGGAATAATAGGAAGGAAAACAATTCCCGAAACTTTTGTTGCTATCAAGAGAGATTTATCTTTAATGAACTTAGATCATAAAGACATAAAGTTAGTATATTCTTTTTGTATTTTGAATGATCCTCTAAATACAACAGCATGCAATGCCATATTATTGTCACAAGTTCAATCGCTTATGGATAGATCAAGTCTATCAGCAGTTACAATGCCTGAATTTAGAAATATGAAATTAATACGGTATTCACCAGCCTTAGTTCTGCGAGCTTATATACACAATAATTTAACCATTGCTGGAGCTAATGAAAATGCGATGAGACGAGATTTATTTCATTTGCAAGAATTTATCAATCAAACTAAGATAAAAGAAAGGCTAGATAAGAGAATCCAAGACAACGAAGAGATCAAAGGTGAAAGAGATAGGATGTTTGAAATTAAAGAAACCACTAAATTTTACCAGGCTTGTTATGATTATATTAAATCTACTGAGCATAGAGTGAAAGTCTTTATTTTGCCCATGAAAGCATATACAGCATTTGATTTCTGTGCCACAATACATGGCAATCTTATGAAAGATAAAGGGTGGTTTGCTGTCCATTATCTAAAACAAATAGTTTCTGGGACTGCTAAAGCAAGTGTCAGTCAAGCTCCTGCAAGTGAAATGATTATCGTGGGTGAATGTTTCAGATTGATAGCACACTTCTGCGACACATTTATTGATGTTGGATCTAGACTACAATTCTTATACAATATAATAGATAATTTCACATATAAAAATATACCTGTGAAAAATTTACTAGAGATCATGATGAGAACTAATAAAAGGCAACACTTCTTGCCAATACTTCATTGGTTAGAAGAGCTAACACAACATGATATAGACAAATATGATGCCTATAAGGCAAATGAAAGGGTTGTATGGAATGATTGGCAAGTTAATAGAGATATGAATACTGGGAACATTGACTTAACAATTAAGGGTTACCAGCGCACATTGAGAGTAATTGGTGAAGATGATACTCTAAAAATAGGGGAATTAGAAATTTTAAAAGGAGATACAACCCCAATAGAAACTCACGGGAGGAAGTTACTCAACTCAAAGCATGGTTTGAAGTTCGAGAAAATGCAGAGATATAAAATTATAGAGCCTAATACGTACTATATCTGCTGGCAGAACAGAACTAGATTCTCTTACACTTATCAACTTTTGCTATCGAATATAATAGAAGCACGTAATTCTCAAACTGTATCTGTTACAGGTGGTAAGTTTAATGAATTAGTTCCAGTATGCCCAGTGATAGTAAGTAGAATTGACTCTGATGATAAAATGAATTTAAGGCAAATTAAGTATCTTAATATGGACTGCTCATTAACTCGACTTCAGCTAAATCAGAATGAGTTTGCTGTAGTCAAAAGATGTCATTTTTCTAAAATGGTATTCTTCAATGGACCAGAAATGGTAGTCGGCAATATAAATATAACAAATTTGATTCAAACTCCAAGTTTGTTAACAACGAACTACCCATCATTATCTCAAATGCCAATGATGACATTGACAAGAATATTTAACTGCAATGGTGAAGAAAAAGAAGTAGACGAATTTGAATTTTTATCGGATGAAATACTAGAAGAAACAGAGACTGCAGTGATAAATGCACAGCCAATGTTCAATATTCAATATGAAACAAAATCAAAGAAAGGCTATACATATAAAAGAGCTTTGCAAGAAGCCTTATCTAGAGGGATACAAGAAATTGAGCATAATTTCGACTTCTGCAAAGATGGATTTTATTCACCAAAAAATATCGCGATAATAGCATTGCTAGTTAATGTTATAGATAGATTGCATACAAACGAATGGTCAAGCATCATACGGAAATCTTTTCATATGTGTTTTTTCAACAATGGGAAAGATAAATTGTTTCATATGATGAATATACCTAAAACATTTATCAAAAACCCGATAGGGGAAGTCCCAAATTGGGAGAAGATAAGAACATTCATAATCCAATTAGAAACGGCTTATCCTGGCAATAATTGGCATCAGATGTTTGAGCATTTCAAGGAGAAATGCATATTATTGATAGATAGAGAAATTAAAATGGAGGGCATGAGCTGGGGTGAAATGTTAGATGAACTTGATGATTATAAAGACACTGAAATGTTTCATTTCAATTAGACAGATCTAGAGAGTCTTTAGCAGTAGGGAAGGCAAAGGAAAGCAGTAACATATGATGAGGA